ACTGGCGGGCACGCGCCAGCTCTCCGTTGAAGTCGCACTGCCGATCGAGGTCGTGGAGAATCTCGCAGACCCGTCCCACGCATCTGGCGATCAGCTCGGCCGAGTCGGGATCAATCTGCGCCACGAGGGCGCACTGGGATCGGGCTCCCGCGAGGCGCTGCTCTTGGATCGCCACGTCCTGCTGCGCCAGATGCACGTAGCCGAAGGTGAGCGTCAGGGTCATCACGACGAGGCACATGCCGCAGATCGCGGCGAGCAGCACCACCAGCCGGTTCATGTCCTGCGGCGGCGATAGGAAGCGCCGGTGATGCGATGGCCGGTGCTCGTCCTCGGTGCTCATGGCCCTTGGCCTCCAAGCAGGGCTACGACGATGATCGCCAGCGCCCCGATGAGTGCGGCGCCCAGCGTGCCCGCGAGGGCGTAGAGGGCGTTCCGCGTGGCGCGACGCTCAGCGGAGACAGCCTCGTCCCTCTGCTCGTCGCGGGTGTCGATCTTCTCCTGGAAGGTGTGCAGATCCTTGTTGGTGCGCTGCGCGAGGTCCTCGATGTGTTCCAGCTGCACCTGATTGCGCGCCTGCGCCTCGGCCACGGGCAGGAGCCGAGTGAGCTGGGTCTCGAAGTCGGACACCCGCTGCTCCAATCTCGCCATCCGGCTCTCGATCGAATCGGGCATCAGACCACCATCATCAGCACGGTGTCGTCGTCGAGGCAGATCCGCAGGATCACGAGGTCGACCGTGCCCTCGAAGTTGTCGGCGTCCGTGTCCCAGGCCCAGAGCTTCCACGTCCCTGTGACACTCTCTCCCAGAAGGTACTCCAGGTGGGAGCGACCGCTCGGACCACCCTCATAGAAGAAGCTCTCGGCGCCGCTCTGGAAGTAGACCGGGCCGAAGAAGTTGCCCCACAGCGGACCCCACGTGCCGTCGAAGTTGGAGTCGTCGAAGTCGTCCAGCGCACCGCCGCTGTCGTCCGAGTGGAACCATGCGATGTGCGAGCCGTCGCCCAGGTCGTGATCCTGCTGGCTGTTGCCTAGGAAGACCGGGACGCGCCTGCCCGACGGCGACTCCAGAGCGACGCCGACCCAGCCGATCGCGGGGTGCGTGATCTTGAGGCCGACCTGGATGTTGGTGACGTTGCCGACGTCGGCGATCGGTCCCAGGTTCGCGGAGATGGCGACGTCCTCGATGAAGTCGCTAGCGTCCTGGTCCATCCCCGGCGTGTCGAGCGCGGGCGCCTCCGAGAGTCGTTCCGCGCACGTCGGCGTGAACTCGCTGTCCAGCGTGTCGGTCTCCCCGGGGCCGTAGACGAGCAGCGCCCACCAATGGTCAATGCCGCCATGGGCGAACGTCGCCGACAGCACAGACAGGGGTCCGGTGACGCCGTTGGCATCCAACTGCATCTCCTCGGTCATGTCCGTACGACCGATCCAGTGAGGGACGAGCGTCCCGCCCAGGTAGCGCGGGTGGGAGATGGTGATGACGGTGAAGATCGTGCGGCCGGACAGCAGCGGCGACCCCACCGGCGTCGAGGGCGCGTAGTAGTCCGTGCCGGGGTAGCTGGAGCCGTAGGGGACCGGCGCCGCTGGCTCGTTGTCCTGCCAGTCGAAGTCCCCAATGTCGCTGCCGCCCGTGGCCCACACACGGATCGCGTACTCGCCGTCGACCGGCGAGGTGATCTCGTCCAGACCGTCGTGCAACGACATACCGCCCACGTTCTGAAACGCCTCCGCGTGGCCCCAGGCGTACCCCATCGTGCCGCCGGACGTCGTGTAGGTGCCAAGGCTGTAGGTAACGCCCGGCGAGAAGTCGGCCGTCACGGCGGCCTTCGTGAGGAGCACCATCGTCACGAAGCCGCCCCCCGTCGGGCCGCCCCCGGTCGCCGGGTTGTTGTTCCAGTTCGTGCCAGCGTTCACCGACGCGAACGTGCTCCAGCCGGGCGCCGACAGGAACGTCCCGCCCGCCAGGTAGACGGTTGCCACGATGATGGACCCGGCCGGGGCGCTCACGATCGGCAGCTGGATGGCGCCCGACGACAGCGTGACCGCGCCCACGGTCACGCTGCTGCGGCTCGCGCCGACGATGCCCATTACGCCGGGGCCACAACGAAGGTCGCGACCACGTTCCCCGCGCCAGCTCCCGCCGTGATCTCCGGGTAGTAGTAGTCGCCCGTCTCCACGCTGATCGTCGTGCCGTAGTCCATGTTGTCGCCGAACGCCGAGAAGACCTGCCCCGAGGACGACACCGTGAGCGTGTGCACCAGCACCGGGTTCGGGTCGCTGATCGGCGGGTCCCAGCGCACCACGATGAAGTCGATGGTGACGGTCCCCGAGCCCGCGAAGGCCTGCACGCCCACGATGCGCTCGCGCACCGGCAGCGCCGGGGGCCAGGCGCGAACCTCGCCCGGGTCCATGATGAAGTTCTCCGACGAGAGCTGCGGCGAGCGCGTGCGCAGGCGGCGGAGCTGCTCGGCGTGGCTGGCGTGCGACGTGAGCAGGTCGTTGGGGCGCGGGAACCCGGCCATCAGGTCTCGTCCACGTCCAGCGTCACGTCGATGTCCACGTCGGACGGGATCAGCGTGAGCTGGGTCTGCATCGGCCCGCGAGCGCCGGGCTGGGAGAGCACGACCTGCGTGATGCGGTACTTCTTGTTGACCTCGCGGTAGCCACGCTTGGCACGCACCTTCACCGAGTCGCCGATGTAGAAGTCGCCGACGGTGTTGCCGTCCGGCCATCCCGGGTCGCCGTAGAAGAACACCGCGCCCGAGTCGAGCCGCAGCCGGATCTCGGTCTGCTTCGGCGGGATGCCGTACGCCTTGATGTGCGCCTTGGCGTACTGCTTGAGGACGTTCACGTCCAGAGAGTCCTTGATCTTCCAGTCGGTCGCCACCCAGTCGACCCACATGCCGTGCTCCTCGGCGTAGTCCGGCGTGAAGCCGGTGACGCGCCACGAGCGGTCGGTGTCGACGACGTGGACGTGCGTGGTCGGGTGGCCGGGCGTGACCACGATCGACGGGGCGTTGTCGTTCGTCGGCGTGTCCCAGTCCTCGTCGTCGCCGTAGTCGAACTTCACCGTCGTGGAGAGATCGGAGCCCAGGCGCTCGTACAGCCGCAGCGTGGCGTAGACGCCCGGCCCCGCGCCCGGCCCGACCTTCGTCGCCATGTCGAAGTCCGGCCCCGTGTCCTGCGCGCAGATGTCGAGGATCATCTGCCAGACCTCCTGGCCACGCTCCACGTCGATCTTCTGGGTGTCCTCGATCGAGTCCACGTCCTCCACGACGCAGCCGAGCACGGGGTAGCCGGGTGCCGCCTGCGCTGCGTCCACGAGCAGGTCGATCCCTCGGTAGTCGGGGTAGATGCGCCCGCGCTGGTTGTCGGCCGGGTCGTTGAGGGCGTCGTCCCCGATGCGAACGTAGTGGTGCTGCATCCGCACGCTCGGATCGACCGCTTCCAGCGTCACCCGCCCGTTCTCGAAGTCGTCGATCACGTTGGCCTGACCCCAGAACACGGGCTCGTCGTTGTTGACCTCGCCGGGCCGGTGGTACTTGATCCGCAGACCCTGCTGCCACGGGCGCAGGTCTTCCACGAGCGGGTCCTCCATCGACAGCGACGCCTTCGCCGAGCGGCCCTCGTTCAACGGGTGCGTCACCTCCACGTCGAAGACCTGTTCGGGCTCCAGGAAGTCGTCCGAGTCGATGTCTCCGCCCGAGTCGATGAGCGGCGTGATCTGCACCGTGAGGCGGCCGTAGTCGCTCACAAGTAGGGCGTTCCGGCCTGGTAGAAGTACGGGTCGCTCATCCGCAGCGAGAACTGGAAGCCCCACTGGTAGGCGTAGTAGCGGTTGCCGTACGTCCACGTGGAGTTCGGCGTGAAGTCGATCACCCGCGCCGTGTACTGCCACGCCACGCCGCCGGGCACCGTGTAGGGCGTCACGGACATCGTGCCCTCGTCCTTCGAGGCCCCGAGCGCCTGCACCAGCGCGTTGATCCGCCCGTGCATCGACTCGCGGAAGGTGGCCATGGCGCGACCCTCGTAGACCAGCGTCTTGCCCAGGTAGCGAGAGTCGTAGGTGATCTCGCCGTGCCCGACCGTCAGCGGCTCACGGTTGTCGTCAGCGTCGGGGAGCGAGCGCCAGCCTTGGATGTTGTCGATCTTGATCCACGGGGAGGACGCCTTGTTGTTGAGCGTCACGGCGCTGCCAGAAGCGGGCGTCCAAACGTGTACTGCGTCCAGAGCGGGGGGACCATCTGCTGCCGTGTACGCCACTAGAACTGCCTCGGTCCGCCGCCGCGAGACTCCAGCTCGCGAGCCATCTTCACGGCCGCCACGCGAGCGTCCGGGATCGTCCCGGGCGGCGACTCGACCACGATCTTATCCACGTGAACACCCCCTCCTCCGGCAGGTGCGGCAGCTATTGCGGGCACGTTGAAGGTGCCCATGCGGGGCATCATCGGCATCGGCATTGAGCGAGCGATGGCACGCCCGAGGGAGTTGAGCACGGAGCGCGACAGCGGGATCACGGCCTCGCGGTGCACGCCCTCGCCGATCTGCGCGAGCGTGGCGCCCCGCGTGAGGCCGCCGCTCGCCAGTAGCGGGATGTCGATGCCCAGCGCGTCCTGAATGTCGCCGATGCCTCGGCGCAGCGGGCCGAGCGGGCTCGCCGAGATCGCCAGGTCGGCACCGAGCTTGGCGATACCGCCGAGCTGGTCCTTGATGAAGGACGTCACGTCCTTCGAGGTGAAGCCCTTGAGCAGGCCCTCCAGCATGAACTGGCCCAGCTCGTACATGACCTTCGACGGCGAGTCGATCCCGAGCGCGTCCTTCACCGCGTCCACGATCTTCCCGGCCAGGCCCTTGATCGCGTCCCAGACCTTGCGGCCGATCGTCGTGAAACCGTCGATCAACTCCCACAGCAGGTCGGCGCCGATGTTGAACAGCGTGGCGCCTGCCGCGATCAGGCCGGAGCCCAGGTCCTCGGCAATCTCCTTGCCCTTGTTGAAAATCTCGCCGCCCACGCCGAGCAGCGTCTGGACGCCCTCCTTGATCTTTCTCCAGAGCCACTTGCCCGCGTCGAGCAGCACCCGAGCGAGGCTCTTGATGCCGTTCCACACCCGGCGGGCGATGCTCGCGCCGAGATTGAACACCGGCCCGAAGATGGACCGGATGCCCGCCATGACCTGACGCACGAGCCACGCGCCCGCGTTGAACAGCCTCCCGGTCGCGCCGCGAATCGTGGAGATGAAGCGCCCGATGAGCTGCCCGGCGATCGCGCCGACACGTGTGACCACGGAGCGCAGCGCACCCGCGACCTTGCCGATCGCCGACGAGAAGAAGCCCCACGCCTTCTGTGCTGCCGGGCCGAGCAGCTTGAGGGAGTTGAAGATGCGGCCCACCAGGAAGGTGATGACCTTGAGCACCTTCCCGACGACCCCGAAGCCGATGAACTGCCCGAGCAGGTCGCGCAGGAAGCGTCCGACCGGGTTGTCGACGATGGCGTTCAGCAGCCCCAGCAGGAAGCCGATCGCGTCCAGCAGGAAGTTGATCGACTTGAGGATGCCGCCGACGATCGGGCCGACGAACTGCCCGATCTCCATGAAGACCACGATCACGTTCCCGAGGAACTTGATGAACTCCTTGATGGCCGGGATGGTGTTGTCGAAGAAGGCCTTGATCTTCTTCTGGCCCCGGGCCGAGCGCAGGAACTTGGTCACGCCCTTCACCGCGTCGGTGAAGAGGTCCACGATCTGATCGCCGAACGGCGCGACCGTCTCCACGAGCGCGATGAACAGGTCGCCGACGGCCCCAGCCGCACGCAGGAACGTCTTGACCGAGTTCACGGCGTTCGTGAAGAAGGTCTCCTTGCCGCTGAGACTCCCGGCCTTGTCCGCGAGCCCGCCGATGATCCCGACCATCTCGCGCATCAGGTCGAGCGCGGCAGGCCCCGCCGCCTTGCCAATGCGGATTAGCAGCAGGTAGAACTGCGAGAGGCCCGTGCCCGCGAGCTTGGACATCTCATTGGCGATATCGCTGAGCCCACGCAGGTCGATCAGCGACGTGGGCGAGATGACCGTGCCCGCGATCTGCCGAGCAACGTCGCCCCAGGTCTCGCCGAGCTGGGTGAACTTCCCGCGCAGGAAGGGCACGCCGAGCGCGGCTCGGGTCATCGCGTCCTTCACGCCGTCGAACACCGCATCCGTCGTGGGCTGGAACTGCTGACGCAGGAAGTCCTCGATCAGGCGCAGGCGCTTGAGGAAGCTCTCCTCATCGCCTGACAGCTCCGCCATCTGTGCCTCGGCCTGCTTCTGCTGCAGGGCCGGGCCGGTCGGCTGCTCGGGGACCTTCAGCTGCCTCTGAAGCCGGTTGCGCGTCCGGATGGCATCAGCGACAGCCTGATGCGCCGCGACCACAGCGGGCGCGTCCTTGATCCCCTGCTCGTCCAGCTCGCGGGCGTGCTCGGCGGCCTCGTTGGCGACCTTCTGCGCATCCTTCACGGACTCGATCGCGGTCCGGTACGGGCCGTACGCCTTGATGCCCTGCTCCAGGTACTTCTGCTGCTCCTGACGAGCGCGGGAGAGCGTGCGCTCCGCATCCCCCAGCTGGTCGTCCGCCTGCTTCTCGCCGAGCTTGGCACGCTGCACCGAGAGCAGCAGGCCCTCCAGCTCCAGCAGGCTCCCGGCGTCGAGCTTGCCCGACTCCTTGCCCGCACGGCGCAGCGCCCCGGCGATCCCCGACACGTCGGCGTCGACGTCGGAGAACTTGGCGAAGGTGTCGTCCAGCGCTCGCGCCGTGAGTCCCAGCTCCTGCCGGAACTCCTTGAGCCGCAGCTCGGCCTCCTTCGTGTTCAGCTCCGCTTCCTGCTGTCCGAGGCGGGCGTTCTCGACCTCCAACTGGGCGTCGCGCACGTCCTCGATCGCGTCCTCCATGGCGCGATAGGCGTCGACCGTGACCTGCTTCAACTCGGCGTTCGCCTGCGCGAGTCGCTGCTGGGACTCGATCGCCGCGTCGGTCGCATCCTGGATCGACTGCGCCGCCTGCTCCTCGACGGCGCGAGCGTTGCGCCGTGCACGGTTCACGTTGCGGATCGAGTCGACCAGACCGTCGAGCTTCGCCCGTGCAGCTTCGACCGCGTTCGCGTAGTCGATCTCCGCAGTGGCCGACGCCGTGATCGACGCCTCGTCCGCCTGGTCCAGCTGCTGCTTGACCTCCATCACTGCGGCGAAGCGCCCCATCACCGCCGTGCCCGCGATGGCGGCCGGGATGAGAGAGCCGCCGATCGCAGCGGCGAGGATGCCCACACCGGACGCAGCAGACGCCGCTGACGCCCCGACCGCGACGAGCGCAGGCAGCAGCGCGGTCGTGATGATGATGGTGATACCGGAGAGGAACGGCGTGATGCCCTTGATGAGGAAGAACGAGCGCGCCATCGTCTGCCCGAACGTGGCGCTCGACGCCGACGCCCGCGACATGCCCTTCGTGAGCGTGGAGAGGCCGCCCTCGATGTTCGCCAGCACCCGGGCGGCGTCGTTGTCGACCTCGACCTCGATCTCCCGCTTCTTGTCGTCCAGCGCAGCGGCGCGAGCTTCCAGCTCCTGCAGCTTCGCCATCGCTCGACCGATCTCGGCGTCGAGCGTGACTCGCGGGTCGCTCGCCATCATCTCGGCGATGCGCGCCCGCAGAACCTCCATCTGCGTGACCACGCGCTCCGACTTGAGGCGCACGTCCACGTTCTGCGGCTGGCGCGTGAGCTTGGTCAGCTGGCGCTGGAGCAGACGAAGGCGCGACTCGGCGTCGGCGATCTTCGCCTCGACGACGACCTCGGGGTTCTGGTTCTGGAGGACTTCGAGCTTCGCCTGAATGGCGGAGATGTCCGCCTCCACCTTGCGACGGCGAATGTCGATCTCCACCGTCGCGTCCTTGCGGATGGTCGCCTTGTCCAGCGCCGCCTTGAACGACTCGACCTTCGCGAGCGCCTTGCCGACTTCGGCGTCGACCTCGGCCGTGACCTTCGTGCGGTCGATCTTGCCGAGCGTGACCTTGATCTGATCCAGCTCGGCCTGGGCCTCGGCCGTGGCGATCTCGATCTCGGCCTGGGTCGACTTCGGGACCTTGTTCAGCTCCTGCCGCACATCGGCGATGGCCCGTACCGCGTCTCGGCTCTCTCCCCGGACGCGAATCAGGACATCTTCGATGTGGTCGCTACCGGCCACCTACCACCATTTCTCGTACATGTCGGCGGTCACGGGGAGGATCTCCTCCGCGTCGGCGTTCAGGGGAACCTCGCCAGACACATTGTCGCCCCGGCGTCCAGCGTCCTTGAACAGCGCCTTGTCCATGTCCTTCGGCGAGTTGACCGCGTAGGCGATCACCCGGCCGAGGAACTGCAACTCCGTCCGGCGGCGCTGCTCTCGGCATTCGAGCAGCGCCACGAGACGGGGAACGGTTAGACCTCGCTCACCGTCAGCGTTGGGGGAGTCGTCCCAGAACTCGTCGAGTCCAACGTACCCTCCCCCGATGAGGACCTCTGCCGCTCGATCAAGTTCACCATCCCCGCCGAGAGGTAGGCCTTCACGAGGTCCATGTTGATGAGTTTTCCCAGGCTCTTGAGGGAGTCGAGCCGGTTGGCCTTGAGCGCCGTCTCGAAGGCGAAGGTGATCTCCGGGATCGTCGGCGACTTGTCGTACTCCTCGTTGTAGTCGCCAGCGATGCGCGCCTCGTCCGTGGGGTAGCCCGCGAACTCGTAGCGCGGCATGAGCTTCGGGATGAAGACCTGCAAGAAGTCGTAGGCCTGATCCCCGAGAGAGCCGATCACCCCCTCCAGGCTCCCCGTGTCCATCTGCTCCATCTCCTGGAGCTTCGCGACCGTCTTGCCGAGCCGGTTCGCGAGGTAGGCGTGTCGCTGTGCGTACACCGGGTAGGTGTGCTCGCCGAGCGTGACGTGGGTGGGTGCGCTGCCGGAGCCGTTCGGACTCGGGGCAGAAGCGAGACTGGCCTCCATGCTGTGAGCATAGAGGCCAGTCAAGCGGCGCGCAGGAGGCAGGTGCGCTACGTGATGGTACCGGCCGTCTCGAAGAACCAGACGCCCATGTTGTCGTCGGCGAGAGTGACCGACGAGTCGCCGAAGGCGGTGAACGACACGGACGCCGCCGTCAGCGTGCCCTTGTCGAACTCCAGCTCCGCGTCATCGGCGGACATCTGGGCCTGGTACAGCACGCCCATCACGAACCGGCCACGGGTGCCCGACGCCGGGACGGCGCCCGAGGACTCCGTGACCAGACCCGAGGCGATGTTGCGCCGCGAGAGGAACGCGAAGCGGTAGCGATCGAGCGTGGTGAACGAGCCGAACTTCTGCGTCGTCTGGGCGGAGATGCCGGACGCGGCCACGACGGCGCCAGCGGCGCTCTGCGCGCCCTCCATCAGGGCGAGGTTCGCGGCGTTGAACTCGGCCATCGACACCTCGATGGTCCGCGTGACGTTCGTGACCTCCTCGAAGAGGACGGAGGACGTCTGCTGGATCTCCAGGCCCTCGGTCTCGAACCCTCGCGTGTAGGTGAACGACTCGCGGGTCGCTCCCAGCTCGACCCAGCCGGTCTGCGCTGCGTAGGGGGACTCCATGTCGATGACGTCCGAGATGGAGGTCGGAATCGGCTCGGCGGTGGTGGCGTACAGGATGCGGACGGCCCCGACCAGCAGGTCCGAGATGTTGTACGGGAAGGGGTAGCCGGTATAGGCCATCGTTCAGCTCCTAGGGACGGTTCGGGCCGGAGTCGCCATCCGGCGCGGTCGACCCGCCCGGCCCGCCAGTGTCGCCAGCCGTCGCACGGCTCGCCTTGCTACGAGGCTCGTCGCTCGTCGCGTCCTCGAACTTGAGGCCCTTGAAGCGAGCGGAGTCGCCCGACAGCAGCTCCTTGGACAGCTCGTGGTTGACCGCGATCGGCTCGTCGCGGTTCAGCGTCACGCCCGCATCCGGCACGGTCACAGAGCCCGTTCGACGGTGCTCGCCCGTGCCGCCGACGAACTTGACCTTCTTCTTGGCGGCGTCCGCCATTAGCCTTCCTCCTCGACAAGTTCTGCCACTGTCATTCGCATGGTCATCTCTCGCCCACGCACGCCATCGTTCCTCACGACGAAGGGCAGGGTGAAGTCGAACTCGATCCGCTTGGAGACCATGGGGACTCTGCCCCCAAGCGTACCGTTGGCGAGCAGAGATGCCCGCAGCGAGTCGGCGTAGGTGCGCAAGGCCTGAGCGGCGGTCTCCGGGGCCGTGTTGTCGACCATCACGGAGATGTCCATCACGAAGACGGCGACCCACGCCTGCTGGATGTTCGCGTGCGGGAAGAGGTCGCTCGTCTCCACGATGCTCAGGCTCGCGCAGTCCACGATCACGTCCGGCAGCGGGCCGGTGCTCTCCGCAGGGATGTGGTCGTAGCCGGTGACGATGCTCGTGGTCGCCTTCGCCCAGTCGAGCACGGCGGCGCAGACCGCCTCGGTCGTCATAGCGCCCTCGACACGATCCGGCGCCCGAGCCGCGCCGTCGCCTCGGCGATCAGCGGCCGGGCCTCCTGGTTCGCGACGTCCACCCAGTCCTCGCGACGGCTCTGGCCCTTCACCTTGTGCCGGAAGCGCGGCTCACCGTGCATCCGCAGCGCCTGCTGCTGCGCGCCGAAGCGACCCGTGCGACGGTTGAAGAACACCTCGGGTCCACGCGGCAGGCGCGTCGCTACCGTCGAGGCACGCGCTCGATCCTCACTCGGCTGGATGTACTTCTTCCGGTGCCCGAAGCGCGTCACGCCGAGCGGGTCGTAGCCGGTCAGCGGGTCGCGGTACGTCGACACCAGCTGGAAGCCGACCGTGCCAGCGGCACCGAAGGGGAGCAGCACCAGCTCGTCGCCCACGCGCCGCGACACCGAGTTCTCGCGGAAGATCGCCCGGATCGGCTTGCGCAGCTCGTCCAGCGTCTCCTCGATCTCCTCCTGGATGGCGTCCTCGGCGTTCGAGAGCTGGCGCATGGAGCGCGTCACGCCCCGCGCCGACACGTTGAAGACCGCCGTCTGGTTCCACCTAGGCACCGCGCATCTCCCGCAGCCGCAGCGAGCAGTGCGGCAGGAAGTCATGCGCCTGTGCATCCACGACGTGGTAGGTCTTGTCCCCCAGCGAGAAGCGCACGTTGGCTGCTTCCAGCGCCTCGATGTAGCCGACCGGGCACTCCCCGTCGTGGGTGTACGACCGACCTGAGTCCGTGTCGCGTGCGCTCGCGGGCCACACGGAGATCGGCACGTTGATCGCCAGCGGCGACCCGGCCATGTCCTCCAGCGTCGCCGACGAGTAGAAGGGGAGGGTGCTCACACCAGCGCTCCTAGGTTGCCGTGCCAGATGTAGGGAGCGAGCACGGACATCACGCGAGGCGACAGGCCGGGCGCCCCGCTGATGTCCGCAGTCAGGTTGCCCTGGTTGATCGAGCGCAACCCGAGCTTGCGGTACGAGGCGATGGAGGCCGAGAGCACGTTCGCGTCGGCACGCGCCGTGTCCTCCATGTCCCAGAGGATCGCGGTCTTCACTGCCTCGGGGAAGTCCGCCCACCCCCAGTCGCCCTCGATCACGACGTTGCCGAAGCCGAGCGGGAAGCGCTCACCGCTGATCTCGGCGATCGCCTGCTCGTAGTAGTTGAGGCCGAACAGGGAGGAGAAGTGCAGACGGTCGCGTTGGTCGGAGAGCACCAGCGCGGTGAGCGACACGCCGTAGCCGTTCACGCTGACGCCCTCGATCTCGTGCAGCCGCTCGGGCAGGTACAGCACGTTCGCGCCCTGGCCGTCGATCGTCACCGTCCGATGGCGCAGGTCGAACTTCTGCCCGCAGAACTCCTCGATCGCCGAGATGGACGCATCGCGCAGGGTGTCGGCCTGATCCGCCGTCAACGCCAGCAGCTCGTCCACGCTCGTGAGCGCCAGCAGCTCCTCGGTCGACGGATACGTCGTGAGGCCGATCGGCTCCGTGTAGGAGACGTCCGAGTTCTCGTCCTCGAAGCGGACGCGGAAGTAGTCCGTCGGCGACTCGGCGGTCGTGACCGTGAAGTCACGCGCCTGCGGAGCTGTGGGGTCCGCGTCGACCGGATCGAGCACCTGGTCGTCGATCTGCGTCCACGGCCCGTCGATGTCGGGCGCTTCCTCGATGGTTGCGCCGATCCACGGGATGTCATCGAAGCGGGGCGCCGGGCGAACGTCGGTGAGCGACACCACGTAGGGCATGACTAGGAGTATGCCTTTCCATCTCGGTCCTGCGTGACATAGCCGCGCCGCGACCGACGCGAGATGAGGGCACCGGGCTGGGGCGACGGTTCCAACACGTGCCCGATGCCCTCGGGAAATCCTACGGCCTCTTCGGAGTCCTTCGCGAGGATGTAGACCCGGTAGTGGAGCCGCAGCTCGGTCGTGAACGACTCCTCGCTCTCGATGCCGAGGATGTCGCGGTAGATTGGCCCCGGAATCCAGACCGGGAAGCCGGGAGCTTCCTGGCTCTGGATTCCCAGCGGCAGGATGCGCGGCGACAGCGTGGGCAGGCCGAACGCCTCGGCCGACGGAATCGCCAGGTCCTGGATCGTGACCGTCTTGAGCAGCCGCAGGCGCAGCAGCCCGAACGCCTCGGCACTGTTGATGGCGAGCGGCGCGATCGTCTGCGGGCGCGTGACGAGCGGGAACCGCACCTCCTCCGCCGACGCGATGCCCAAGATCGCGACCGTGATCGCGCCCTGGACGAGCGTCGGCGAGCCGAACGCTTCCGCCGAGTTGATCGCCAGCGGCGCGAGGCTCTGCGTCGTGGCGACCGACGGCGACCCGAACGCCTCCAGGCTCGCGATGGCAGTCGGCTCGACCGTCTGCGTGCCGGAGCCGACGGTGACAGTCGGGTTGCCGAAGGCCTCCTCGGACGTGATCGCCGAGGGCTCGTGCCGGTTGATCGTGACCGTCGGCGTGCCGAAGGCTTCGGCCGAGTCGATCGCCAGGATCGCGAGCGCCTGTACAGCCGCGACCGTGGGGTTGCCGAACGCCTCCGCGCTGGCGACACCCTGCCCCTCGATGACGATGATCCGCTCGGAGACCGCCGCGTTGAAGTGCGCGAGGATGCGGTCGTGCGACAGCGCCGTGGTGTAGTAGGCAACCTCGTCGAAGGAGACCGTCTCGTAGTTGGCATTGCTGCCGTTGCGCCCGCAGTGCAGCGGCGAGGCCGTGTTCGTCGTGGCCGCCGAGCCGGTCGACTGGAGCTGCCCGTCGATGTAGAAGAACCCGACCGGGCCGGTCGTGCGGACGAGCGCGTAGTGGTGCCACTGCCCGTCGATCATCCAGGCCGTGGGAAACTGTTGATCCGGTGCCGCACCGATCGTGGAGCCCGCCAGGCGCACGCTCGACTGCGGGGAGGAGACCAGCGGGATCACCGTGCCGCCCGAGCCGCTGTGATCGCGGACGAGCACGTTGGTGAGCGACGTCGCCTTCGCCCAGAACTCCAGCGTGAACGCACCCGTCCCCAGCGTGATCGGCAGCGTGATGTCCTCGGACTGCGCGGCCGTCAGACCGACCGAGTTGACGCTCTCATCGAGGGCGCCGTCCTGGGCCAGCGTGGGCGTGTTGACGTAGGTGCCGTTCGATGTGCCCGGATCATCGACCGCCGACGTTCCTGCGGACTCGTCGAGGTGCCACCAGTTCACCGGCGAGTCGGCAGCGACCTCGGTGGCCCAGAGCGTGGACGGCGTGTACTCCTTGAACGTCGCCGCGATAACGGCAGACCCAGCGACGCTCACCGCCCATGTACCCGCCCCCGTGTACGTACCGCTCGCCGAGAGGCCCGTCTCGTACTGCATCACCAGCGTACGGTCGCCGGATGCACCAGCGGCGTTGAAGTCGTACAGCTCGGACCCCGCGCCCGGGGTGCTGGTCGTGTCATCCGTAGCGATGGCCGCCGCAATACCAACCTGCGAGGCAGCGGTGAGCGTCGCCGTCGCCCCCGACGTCCACGACGTACCCGCCACAGAGTTCGCAGCCACCTTGTTGCGCTCGGGCACCGCAAAGCCGGGGATGTACGCCGCCGCGAGCAGCCGCGTCGAGGACGTGACGCTGGCGAAGGAGAACGTCAGCGTCGTGCCAGACGGCAGGCCCTTCGGCGCATACGCCCAGTACATGGACAGGTTGGCCACCACCGCGCCGCCGACGCCGACGTATCGAATCCCGCGCCACTTCAACCCGAGGCCAGAGTCGTCGGCAACGCGAGTCGGGAGGTTACCCGACACGGACGCACCGGCCACGACGACGACCGTCGAGTTCGAGGGGACGGTCGTCGAGGTGACGAGCGGCGATGTGGCGGCGGTCTGCGCGGTGAGCGCAGAGGAGCCGATGCCGACCGGGGTCCCGAGCGCCATGCTCGGTCAGCTCCCTAGAGCTTGAAGATTTTGTTGGTGGAGTTGTCCCACTGAATGGTGATGTCGCCACCATTCGGCGTGACCGAGAGCGCACCGCCGCCTTGCACGGTGTCGATCTTGGCGATCAGACGCGAGGTCGCATCCGAGCCCGTGTGCTTGTAGATGACCAGCATCTCGCATGGATCGCCGGTGACGGCGGACAGCGTGACGTCCGCCGAGTCGGCGATGCCCGACGTGACCGTCTTGGACGAGAACGCGGACGACACCGCGACGCGACCACCGGCGGCGACGTCATCGAGGAAGTCGTGCGCGGCCGAGAAGGTGTAGTCGGCCCCATCGACCAGGATCACACGGATGTCGTCCGTGTCCCAGTCGATGGAGCCGTCCAGGAAGCCCTCGCGACCCTTGTCGTAGAGGACGTTGGCCATCGCCTAGAGCGAGCCCTTGTTGAACCAGACCACCACGAGCTTGCCGCCCGTCGTGGCCGTCGTCGAGAGCTGGAAGAACGCCGTCCCCGCGCCGCCCGACGGCGCCTGCACCTCGGACGTGAGGTTCGAGACCGACGTGACGTTCCCGCCCGAGATCGGGAAGTACAGCACCGCCACGATCGTGTCCGTCGCCCACGAGTGCCCCGTGAGGGCGATGTTGGTGTCGGCGGCGGCGCCGTCGACCACCGAGAACGTGAGGCTCTGCAGCTCCACGAGGGCTTGCGAGAGGTCACGGCCCTCGGGCGGCGAACCACTCTCAATGGACTCCAGAGCCATTACTGGTTCTCCTCCTTCTGCGGCGGGGCGGACTCGCCCTCGGAGGACGAGCCCTCACGGTCCATCTCGTTCAGCTCCTCCGCCGTCGCGTTGGCGACCTCGCGGTTCTCCTGCTGCTCGTTGTGGACGAGCTGGCCCTTGGGGACGGCGTGCCCGGTGAACTTCTCCTCAGGCTCGGGCACCTTCTCCTTCGCCTCGTTCGGGCCGAAGGCGAGACGGTGAGCCAGGTCCTTCTCCGCCTCCTCCCTCTTCGTGGACAGCGTGCCCGTGGGCGGGCCGAGCGGGGCCTGGTCGTCGCCGACCACCCGCTGCAGCGGCCCGGAGACCGTCAGGCGACGGTGCTCGACGCGCTGGTCGGTGATCCGCTGGCGGGCCAGCATCTCGCCCGACTTCTCGGACGAGGGGTTGTTCGCCGTGCGCTCGGAGCGCTGGTCGTCGTAGTCCTTCTTCGACGCCTTCTCGACTCCGGGGACCTCGCCCCACTTCTGGGCATCGTCCCCGTCGGCGGAGAAGACCGACCCGGCGCGCTGACGCCCCGAGCCGATCGACACGCCGTGCTTGTTGGTATTGCGGTAGTAGGTCGCCATGCCAGTCCTCCTAGACGGCATCGAGGGTGTGGATACGGGCGACCTCTTCCTCTTCCTCGATCACCACGTCCCGCTTGAGGAAGAAGATGTAGAACCGCTTGTCCAGCGCCGCCAGCTGAGCGTCCGTCTCGCCCGTGACGCGGCGCTTGCGCACCTGCCAGGACACGACGCGGACGAAGTTGCGAGGCCGGGCGAGCAGCACCGTGGTGTCCGGCATCGAGGGGACGGTGAGGATCGGGATGCCCAGCGGCCGGTCGATGACCCCGCCCTCGCCGAGCAGGTAGTCGCCGCCGCCGTAGTCGGGCCGGTCGACGACCGACTCCCACCACTGCAGCTTCCGTGAGGGCGACATGATCCAGTAGTAGCCCGGCTGGTTCCGGTAGCGGTTCGGGATCGCGTTGAGACCCTCGAACATGTGGTCCTTGCCCCACACGCCGGAGGCGATCGCCGAGCCGTCGATGTTCTGCGCGTCGGTGGACGCGGCGATGATCTTGAGGAGACCGTCGTCGATCGTGAGGAACGGCGCGTCGCCGGACACGTCGGCGGTGTTGCCGTTGATGTCCAGATCCTCCAGGTCGAGAGAGAACTGCTGGGTCATCTCGCCCGTGAGCTTGGCCTCCAGGCCCGCCCCCTCGATGTTCTCGTGGAAGACGTCCTCCGTGACCTCCCAGGGGAGACGGATCTTGACCGTCTGGAACTCGACGGTCGTGAACGCGGCACCGGCGCGGTAGCCGTCGTCCGTGTTCTCTGTCGCAGCACGGATGATGCGTCCACCCGTGGACATCTTGTTGATCTCGCCCGAGGAGGCAGTGCGGATCTCCTGGCGCATCAGGTTGGAGAGCGCGCCCTGCTCCTTGATCTTGACGATGAAGGTGCGCGCCTGCTCGGGATCGAGCAGGCCAGCGGCCGCATCACTCGTGGTGATGGTGGCCTTGGCCAGTGCCTGTCGGCGGTCCATGATCTCCTCTCCTAGCCGAACAGGGCGCGGGCCAGCGCGGCGTCGGGGTCGTCGGTCTTCTTGAGGTCGGTGTCTCCGCCCTGCGTCGACCGCCCCTCCTCCAGCTTGTTCAGCCGGGCCTGGAGGTCGGCGACCGTCTCGATCGACTTCTGGAGCGTCGCGGCGATCTCCTCGCGCTCCTCCTCCTCGGTCTTCTCGGGCTGCGGGAGACGCTCCAGCAGGGTGTCGAGCTTGCCGTCGAGACCGTCGACCTTCTCCAGCCTCGTCTCCAACTCGCCCAGCTTCGTCTCGATGCCCTCGACCTTTGCGAGAGCGGCCTTCTCCTGATCGGTCAGGGGCACTTCGTCCTCCTCATGGGTGTCAGCGGTGTCCTCCGTCGTCCAGCCGAGCGCGACCGCGATCTTCTGGAGCAGGCTGCGATGCTCGGGAGTCACCTTCTGGCCAACGATAGCGTCGGTATCGGGAAGTCCCTTCTTGCTCACGTAGGCCTTGCCGCAGCTCGGGCAGGCCCCCTTCTTGAGAGCCATCTTCGCGCCGCAACCGGGACACGTGCGGTGAGTGTTGCCGTTGTCCTTGTCGGCGGCCTTCGCGACCGGCGTGCGCAGGCCCGAACCCTCGTAGCTCACCGAGTCGACCTCGCCCCTGTCGATCAGCGTGCGCAGGTCGTCGTTCGGCTCGATGCCGACCACCCACGCGCCCTTCTTGATCGTCTGCGCCGTGCCGAGCGGGTCGACCATCGCGAAGTCGGCAGGCGCGATGAAGTTCTCCACCACACGACCGACCGGCGTGAGGTCCGTGTGGGCGAAGTTGATGAGGCCACCGTTGCGCATGAAGCCGTGCGCGGCCTTGAAAATCTCCTCCTCCGAGGCCCAGACATCGGTCATGTTCGGGTCGGCCCCGGCGCCGATGCCCTGGCGCTCCTCGTTCTCGGGCTCGGCGACGATGGAGTAGACGACGCGCCAGTCGTCGGCCTTGAACAGCATCGTGGACTCGACGAGCGCCTTGCCTGCGTCGTCCTCGACGGCCTCCATCTTCTTGAGGAAGAAGCGCTTGCCGTTCGCGCCGCGCTTGCACAGCGAGACCGCGACCACGTTGACGTCGGAAAGGGTGAAGTCGGCCACTAGTGCTCCTCGATCTGTGTCACGGCCTGGGAGTGTCCACCTGCACGGTGCACGAGGCTGTCTGTGCCAACGATACCTGCGGTTCGGCCTAGTCCGAGTTCGACCTCCTCGGGGAGCAGCGCCTCGTCCACTCGCGGGTGCCACGATTGTCGGCAGTTGATGTGCGGCGAGCCGATCTCCAGAACGCGGTCGAGCGGGTGAGGGCTCGTGCGCTCCAGCGCCTGACACACCTCGCACGCGGGCGCGTCATCTCCAGCGTGCCTGCCGAAGTCGAACTCGACCTCGACGCCGTTGTCGATGAAGAAGGCGACGGTCGCATCGGCGTGAGCGGAGTAGGCCTCGGTGACGCCGATCATCTCGGCTCGGGCATCGTCCCGCTCGTTACTCCACTGTGCGACTTCCTCAACTGCCTGTTCATAGGCCATCCCGAGCGCACCGAAGCGCTTGACCTGGGTCTCCATCGCCTTGTTGTAGGACGCCGCGATCGACTCGGCGTGATCGTCTGCCTCGTCCGAGAGGGCCTGCGCTATCTGCACGGACACCTGCACGTCGTCGGCGTCGTAGCCGTAGTCGTTCGCCAGGCCCGAGAGCGTGTCCTGGTACACGCGCAGCTTGGTCAGGTAGAGCGAGTCGGAGAGGTCGTCGATGTAGGCCTCGTCGCGCCGGAAGGACTCGACTAGGCGGTCGATCTCATCCCGCGTCACGGCGCACCAGCTCCAGGCTCTTGAACTGGTGCAGCGGCACGAGCACGATGGGCATCTGCGACCGTTTGCGGCCCGCGAGGCAGATGGCCTGCTCCCCGGCGATCCCCCTCACTCGGTAGATCACCTTCTTGCCCCCGGAGAGCCGTCCGGCCCAGATGTCTCCGGCGCGGACATCTGGTCTCACCGCTGGCGCAGGCCAGCGCGCTCGCGTGCGCGGGTAACGGCTGCGTCGCCCGCTGAGCGCGCCGACACCCGTGCGGACTGCGCCCCGGACTCCGCCGAGACGTCGACGCCATCGCGGGTGGCCTGCCTGCGACGTCGAGCGCCGATGCCGGGCCGGAGCCCCTGCTGCGAGTCGCCCTCGACGCGGGTGGGCTCAGCGCCGCCGGGACGGACGAGCGTGTCGTTCCAGCCGTACGGGACCTGCCCGACCTCGGGCTCGGCCGACTTGAAGAACTCGCCCTCCCACTCGATCTCGGTCGCCGACTTCTCGGCCTCGGGAAGCGGCGCCATGCCGTGCGCCTTGCGGTACTCGCGCCGGGTGATCGCGCCGACCTCGGCCGCCTTCTCGGCGGAGTCGCGCCGCGAGGCGTCGTTCTCGACGGCGAGGCGCTTGAACACGATGGTGAAGTCGGGGTGCCCCAGGTCCTTGACGATGGTGTTGTGCAGCCGCACCTCGTAGCGCGTCTGCTCGGGATCGAAGACCTGCTCCAGCGAGATGGAGCGCTGCACCTCGGCGGTGTAGCGCCCGGAGTCGTCGACGCTGGAGACGAAGATGGGAGAGAGTCGGAACGCCCCGAGTTGCCGCCCGGCGTTGTCCTTGCGGTACTGCGTGAAGCCCATGTCCTTCTCACTGATCTGACCGAGCTTCACGTCCTTCACATCGGCGCCAGCGGGGAGAGGGACGATGGCGACGCGGTGACGGTGCCCGCCGTCCGACCGCAGAATCCCCGCGATCCGGTCCACAGTCTGCTGCGGCACGCGGAAGCGGATCTGTGAACCGTCGTTCGTGGCCTCACCTTGCACGAACAGGACGGTCGGCGGGGTGCCGGACGAATCAAAGAAGGAGATGTTGGACTCGGCCGCGAGCTTGTCGCCCACGTAGTCGAGTGCCATCGAGGCGTCACGCGGGAGGCCGTAGTCGCGGGACTCGGACGTGTAGATGCGGAAGGGCAGGATCTCGTTGCGCGTGGCCCGGCCGCCGCGAATGCCGATCGGGTTGCCCTGCTCGTCGTACTCGGCCTTGTCGCCGAAGTTCCAGAAGCGCACGGCGTCGTCGGTCGTCTGCGACATGCCGAGCAGCATCCACCCGTCGCGGGTCTTGAGCCTGCGCATCCGCTTCCCGGGCGCGTGGAACAGGCCGTCGATCAGGCCGGTCTGCGCGTTGCGGGAGACCTCGATGTAGCCGTTGCCGACCTCCTCCTCGTCGGTCTTCACCGCCATCAGCAGCTCGGTGAACGACGGCGAATCGAGGCGAACGTCGCGTGCGGCGCAGGCCTCCAGCTTCGCCCGGATCTCCTTCGACTCGGGGGAGGCGTCGGACACGTCGCGCTCGGAGGCCTCGGCGGGCTGGATCGCGTAGCCGAGCCCGACCGTGTTGCGAGCGATGGCGTCGATGATCGCCCGGCGCAGCGAGTTGGTCTGCGAGAGCCGGGCGAGCGCGTCCAGCGAGACGGGCGGCTCGATCGCGTCCTGCGGGGTGGTGAAGCCGTCGTCGTCGTCCGTCTGCTTCGTGGTGCCGAGGATCGGGTCGCCCGCGACGACCAGCTCGTGCGCCTTCTCCAGCTCGATGTACTCGGGGACCAGCTCGGCCTCAGGCATGGATCATCTCCCCGAATCGACCGCACGCCGGGCAGTTCTGCGGCGACTCGTCCTCGAACTCGACCACGGCCTTGCCGTCATCGCCGACCTCGACGGTTGTGACCTTCGCTCGCCACCACGGGCGCTCCTGGCAGTCCTCGTTGACGCACTGGAAGCGCACGGTGAGATCGCTCGGGTGGTACTTCACGACGCCTCCAGAACCTCGATGTCCCAGTCCACGTCTCCAACATACGCGAACTCGCGGGCGGTGCGGATGGCCACGTCGAGCCCGTCGAGCTTGTCGTCGTGGCGGCCGTGCGGGAAGTCACGCCACTGCTCGAAGAGGCTCATCTCCTGCCACTGGTCGTCGACGCCGCTCGTCAGTCCGTACCAGATGTCCTCCCAGACTCGCAGCCACTTCGACTGCGCGAAGGCGCCGAGAGCCTCCAGCCGCTCCTCCTTGCCCCCGGGAATCCCGATCTCCACGAGCTTGGCTCGCAGGTCAGGTCGCTTGGCCTCCAGTGCACCTCGAAAATATCGGTCGAGCGTGATCCTCGCACCACCCACTGCAACCACCCCACGACCCATGCGCTGATAACGGTCGTGCAGAGCCCCGACAATCTCGATCTGCTGGGGGATCGGTGAGCGCAGGTCGATCGACTCCACGATGTCGGCGAAGCGATCCGACAGCGCCAGCACCGTGATGTTGAAGTAGTCCAGATCATCGGACGCGCCTCCCGGTGCGGGGTCGATGCCCATGAAGTACCGGGCGTACTTGAGCGGAGTGGTCTCGGGCGTGATGACCGTCATCCACTCGACCTGCAGCCGCTCGCCCATCTCCGAGCGAGCGTCCAGCAGGAAGATGCGCTTGAACCGATTGGGCTTGTCCTTGCGCTCTTGCTCCAGGCGCTCCTTCGACCAGTTCTCCGGCCACGTCGCCTCGCCCTGTGCGTCGGCCACGTCGGGCTCGCCGGGGGCGTGCAGCGCCGGGCGCTTGAAGACCTCGTACGACTCGCGGGAGGCGAGCGTCATCAACAGGTCGCGGTTGTCGTTGAAGTTGCCGCAGATCAGGGCGCGCCCCTTCGCCACGAGACGGGTGGTGATCTGCATGTCCCAGAGATGCAGCGCCCGCTTGCGCATCGCCGGGGACTCGGCGTTGCGCGGCGTAATCACGTCGTCGCCGACGAGGTAGTCGATGCGGCGGCCCTGGATGCCCTTCGAGTCGAGCCCCTTCGCCTGCCACGTCGGGTCCTTCGACGTGCCGACTCGTGCGACGACGATGGCGTCCTCGCGCCACACGGTCTCGTCGGGCGACGGGTAGACGAGCGGCTTGCCGTTCGGGTCGATGAAGTCACGAGCGAGGAGCGGGTTGTTCTCGATGTGCCACGCGACGACGGAGAGGTTGTTGATCGCCATGCCCTCCTCCTCGGAGAGCAACATGCCGCGAATCAGCTCGCCGAAGTAGGTCGCCCGGTACGTGAGCCAGAGCGGGTAGACCTGCGACAGCAGCGTGGTCTTGAGGAACTCGGGCGGCAGGATCACAACGCCACGTCGCGTGGTGACGGCGAAGCGCAGCATCTCGGCGGCGAACGCGGGAAGCGGTGCGATCCAGTTCGGGTCGTAGGGGCGGATGTAGCTCTCGCCGAAGAACACGGGATTCGCCAGCGCGAGCTTCACGCGGTCGTCGCGCCTGCGGATGTCCACTACGGCTCCAGCAACTGCACGTCGGGCGGCTCCTCCTCGGCGGTGCCGTCGAACGACCCGGCAGCGAGGAACGCCTCCTCCAGGCGAGCGATCTCCTCCTTCGCGGACGAGTCGAGCACGTGGTCGATCTGGCCCTTGACCTCGTGCTTCTGCGCGGCGTACGTGCCGAGCAGGCGAGCGCGCTGGTCGATGAAGGCGCGCCACTCGCGCATCGCCTTCAGATTGCCCTCGCGCACCTTCGGCCAGAGCACGCGCAACGCCTGGTCGATCCGGTGCAGGTCGATGGCACGCAGCTTGTCCACGTCGTCGCGGTTCTGGTCCGCGAGCTTCTCCAGCTCCTTCTGCAGCACCTTCATCACGGTCATCTCGGAGCACTTGCCGTACTGCCCGAGGTTCGTGATCTGCTGGGCGATCTCCGCGTAGGTGAGCCCGGCGGTGCGCAGCTCCACGATGGCGCGGTTGCGCATCGGCCGCTTCACGGTGTTGGCGCGAGTCTCGACGGCGCGCAGCTTGCGGTGCTCGATCTGCTCGGGAGTGAGCGCGTGCTCGGCGCGACGCCGGATGAACTGTCCGTCCTCGACGCTCATGCCTCGTTGATCGCCGCGATCAGTTCGTCGGGGGACAGGAGAGAGCCCTCGCCTCGGATTTGCACCGGGTCCTTCCCGCTGGAGGCGGTCGCTCCACTGGACAGAGCTTCGAGGGCATGGAGACGCTTCGGGTACGGCTGCCGCATGGACTCTACCCGCGCCAGCAGCGCCTTGTCCTTGCGATCGAGCACGACGGCGTAGCGATGCTTCGGGTTGGAGCGCTGCTCGACCCAGCCCCGGCGCACCATCGCGTCGCGCTGCTGGACCCAGGAGACGCCCGACTTCCCGGCGAGGTCGCTCACGATGCGGCAATCGTAGACCCGCCCGTTCGGCGCCACGTACTGCGGGACCCAGCCCCCGCGCCCGATGTAGACCCAGTTGCAGGCCTGGTAGATCGTGCCGATCTCGCCCGCGTCCGAGTCGGCGTAGGCGATCATCACCTTCCCGGCGTTGCGCTTGGCGAGCAGCCTCACGGTCCAGTTCACAAGCCGCGAGTTGGAGCCGGACGGCGCCCAGTGCACGCAGGCGCCGCGAGCGAGGGTCAACACGTCCTGGCGATCCAGCTCGAACGGCCGGTGCACGTTGTTGCCAGCGGTGCCACCGACGCCGGTGCAGGTCGCGCCCGCGAGGTGCATCCCGAAGAACAGCCCGTAGTGGAACTGCGTCTTGGCCATCGTCCCGAGCCACTCGTAGCGCAGGATCACCTGCTCGGCGAGCCGGTACGAGATCGGGCGCACACGCGAGGCCGAGACGGACGGGATCGGGTCGAAGGGCGCGGGCTCGGTGTGCCGGTCGCGCAGCTCCTTCTGCCACGCCACGTCGAGGCGCTTCGGGCGGAACGTCGCCCGGTAGGGATTTACCCGCGTGCGCGAGGCGGCCACTAGTGGCGCCGAACCAGGCCGAGGATGACGATGACGATCAGGACGATGAGCAGGACGATCACCACGTCCATCAGCGTGATCGAGACGGCGGCCATCAGTCCTCCTGGCGAGCGAGACGGCGGTTCTCGTCCTCGATCTCACGGCGCCGGTCGTGGTGCGCCTCGACGGCGGCGGGCGAGCCGGGCATCCAGTCGTCGTCCTTCGCCTCCAGATACGCGAGCCGCGTCTGGGCGTCGTACTCGTCGATGGTGCCCTCGCGCTGCAGGCGCTTGACGTCCTCGATCGCCTGCTCGCGTGGAGTGGGGAACTCTGTGACCTTCGCCTGGGGCATGGTTTCTCCTCGAAGTGGTCCTTGAAGCGTACGCCCGCTAGGACGAGACGGCGATCTCCAGCTCATCGACCGACGCCGACCAGTCCTCCAGGGTCTCCTGGATCTCGGCGAGGGCGCGCTTGGAGCAGCGGATCTCGATCATCACCTCGGCGGCGAGTTCCGGCGTCGGCGGCTCTGACGGCTCGGGGACGAGCGCGTCGCCCGAGGCGCGCATGACCATCTGCGCGATCTCCTCTTCCCCGAAGCCGAGCAGACGCACGTCGGCGCCCTGCTGCACATGCTCGGCGACCATCGCGGCGAGCTGGTCCGGCACCCAGTCGCCGTACTCCTGGTTGTCGCGCAGCATCCACTCGCGCCGCTCCGCGTCGGACGTGAAGTGATGGATGTAGGTCGGGACCTCGCTCCATCCCATCTCGCTCGCGGCGCGCAGGCGCATGTTGCCGCAGATCACGACGCCGTACTCGTCGGCGATGATCGGGCGCGCCTCCAGCATGTCCGGCTGCGTGGCGATGGCGTACTTCAAGTCCTCCAGCTTCTCCGGGGCGATCCAGCGCGGGTTGTCATCCGACTCGCGCAGCAGGGCCACGGAGAAGTCGGTGCGCAGTCCCTCGTCGAACTTGGTGGGCTCGGTGACGCTCACAGGCACTCCTTCGTCGGCAGCTCGTTGACGGCGCCGCACTCGTAGCACCCGATGCGGTCGGGGGCAAGGCGGTAGAGGTACTCCTGCGAGAGGACGGTGTGGCCGTGGCAGACGTCGCAGACAAGGGTCACGGTTCCCTCATTCCACAGCGCCAGCTGCACGCCAAACGTGGGCTGTTCAACTGCAGTGGTCATGCTTGGAGTACAGCACAGCAGGTAGACAGAAAGGCTGTTAGGTCGTCATACTCCAGTTGCGAGCACTCGCGTCTGGATGTTGCCCAAACGTCCAGTCGCCGTGAGTAGCTTGTCGCTCCATCTCTCTCACCTCGGAGCGCGACGGATTGCTCGCCGGGACGCTTAGTCTCCTTGTCGTCCCGGCGAGTCCTCCCACAGAACGGAGCCACTGATGAGGCGCGTAGAACTCTCCACGAACGATCTCAACTTCCTTCGCGGACTACTGCGGCGCAAGATGCGCGACCAGCGCAACGCTGCGTGGGCCTTGAAGCGCAAGATCGAGGCGGACGGCGGCATCTACGAGCCCGACCTTCAAGCCGAGTCGATGGACTACGTGGAAGACATCTACAGGCGTCTCCACGGCGATCCGGAGGACATCGGGAATCTGCAACCGAGGCCCCCTGCCACAGATGAGCACCAATGACAAGGACTCCTTCTTCACGTGGGAAGCGTTCGATGAGGGAGGCACCAAGAGCTGGTACACGATCGGCATGGTCCACGAGTGGGACGACGAGGAGGACTTCGGCGTGCTGCCGCTGTTCTCCCGCACCCGCGAGAGCGTCCTGATGTTCCGGCCGATCGCCGAGTGGCACGCTGACCTGTCCGGCGAGCGCGTTCGCCTCGCCCGCTACAAGCTCGCGGACCACGACGACCTCCTGTGATGGAGGTCCATCTGATCGAGGCGCTGCTGTTCGGCGGCGTCGGCTTCGCGCTGGGCGTGTACGCGGACTTCCGCGCTCGCAAGGAGGAGAAGGAGAAGCCGCCGGAGCCCGACCCCTACTACAAGGAGCCGGGACGCATCCCGCCCGGACCCGGCAAGCTCATCTGCGGCTGCGGCCATCACCTCTCGTATCACGACCGCGAGGGCGGGCGGTGTCGCCACAAGCGCCACTTCTTCGCCGCCGGGAGCGGGAAGATCCGCTACCTGGCGCGCTGCTCGTGCCAGCGCTACGTCGGCCCGGAGCCGATGCCCGATTTCTTGGCGCAGGAGATCGTGAAGGAGCTGGGGTCGTGAGGCGATTTCTCGCGGTGCGCATCCTGCGCTTCGCCTACCTGGAGATGGACGCGCTCGCTCGACTCGCGGCGTTGATCGCGGGCTACGAACGGTCGTCGGAGCTGCATCTGGCGATCGCGAAGGTGCGCGCCGAGGAGGCGCAGGAAGAACTAGAGGCCATGCGGGAGTCCATCCGGGCGACCGAGGACAAAAGGAGACGACGTGGCTAGAGAGAGCTGCCCGAACGGGCGTCCCTACGCGACGAAGAAGGAGTGCGAGGACGACAACCCCGGCGCCGTCGCGAAGCGCTGCGACCGCTGCCGGGGGTTCCACCCGTCGCACAAGCGCACCAAGGGCGGAAGGCGGCGGCGATGAGGGTCGATAGCGGGCTCCCGGAGGGCTTCCCCAGGCCGCGCATCCTGTCGGGCGTCGGCAAGGGCTGGTGGCCGATCGTCATGCGGGCGCACGGCCTGATGTTCGCGCTCGACCCCGACTACACGGTCGATCAGGTCAAGGAGAAGATGGGCACGCTGCGGTACTACTACACCCCCGAGTCCGACGACGCGGAGACCGTCAATCGCATGCGCCGCATCGCGACCGAAGCAGAGCTGGCGTCGACGGTCACGTGCGAGGTCTGCGGCAAGCCGGGCGAGCTGGATCAGTCGAAGCGCTGGCTGCTCACGCTGTGCCCCGAGCACAAGGCCGAGCGATGAGCGGCGTACGCGGACTCGTCCGCTTCACGTTGGGCGGCGCGATCGACGCGGGCCTGCTGCGCGGCTACGAGGTCGGGCAGACGGTGCGCGAGGAGCACATCCACTGGGTCGAGGACGCCATGCGCGAGCGCGCCACGAAGCTGCGCGACGAGCCGACGAAGGGCATGTCGGACGTGCCGCTCGACAACAAGGGCTCGGGGATCTCGCACGAGGTGATGGAAGCGATCAAGCCCACGCTCGCCGAGGTCGTGCAGGAGCAGGACATGGGCGCGCACATCACGGTGATCGTCACCGGCGAGGACGGCCACGTGTCGCTCGCCTCGACTGAGGCGACCGCCGAGTTCCTCGAAGCGGCAATCATGGAGGCGCTGGGAGCGATCCGGCGCATCCGACGACTCACATGAGGGAGGTGAGATGGTCGAGGTGATTGTGCTCTCGGTCGGCGGCTACGTCGTCGGGCGCCTGCACGGCTGGTGGAAGAAGTCCTAGGTGCCTCTGCAGCGGGAACATGCGTTGTGGCGTTTCGTCTGGCGATGCCACTGGTGCGTGCGCAGCTTCCGTGATCGCGAGGCGATGCTCCAGCACATCAAGGTCAAGCACCCGGAGCACTTCCCGGGATGGTGGCGATGAGCGTCCCCGACACCAGTCTCGACCGACGCTCGCTCACGTTGCCGGACTGGCGCGGAGCACTCTCGCGTGTGCGGCGTTGGAAGCCCCCGACGCCGAAGAACTGGGTGGCGCTGGCGCTGTTCCTGATGAACCTGGTCGCGCTGCCGAGCAACTATCTCGACGGCGACGTCTTGATGGTCGGCTACGACCTGATCGCGATGGCCGGGTGGTGGCGCGTGACGTGGCGCGAGCCGCACGAGTTGCGCGACGGCTGGACGCTGGCGTTCATGGCCTTCGTCATCGCCTGCTTCCCCGCCGTGGTGATCTCGTGGGTCATCTAGCCCGCGCAGCGAGCCCGCCCGTCGATCTTCTCGTCCAGCGTGATGCGGATCGCGTCGGCGAAGAAGTCGCGGTAGCCCGCCACGGACCACGGTGTGTCCGATTTCTGACGGTCTGGGGTGCGCATGCGTGTCCCCAGCTCCCAGAGCATCTGGCGACGCACCTCTTGCTCGTGCGGATCGACCTCGGCGGCGAGCGCCGAGCTGAACAGATGCAGGTAGACGTCGCCGAGCGAATGCGCGTGGCCACGGGGCGTGGATCGTTTCTCTCTCACCCCTCATTCCTAGCGTGCGATTCGCGGCAAACCCTATGGCAAACCCTATCCCAAGAGGTATCTGCATGACCAGCGTCTCCGAGACGGGGCCGGGCGACTACATCAAGGTCGCGAACGGCGTCTGGAAGGAGGTCTCCACGAACACGGCGTTCGGCGATCGCAAGGCGCGGCGCTGGATCGTGACGACCACGGATGGGCGCAGCTACGGGATGTACGACATCTACGCCTACATGACGGCTCGCGAGTACCGCCACTCGCGGGTGGACGAGAAGCTCGACGCCGACCCCCCGGACTCGTGAGC